GTCCTGTTCCGCCGGTTCACTTCAACTGCCGTTCCACCATTGTGCCGGTGATCAATTACGAAGGGCTTGGCCTGCGTCCACCTGAGGAGGTTTTGGATAAGGGCAGCTTATTTTTCAAGCGATCTGCGGAAGGCGGTCAGGTCAAAGCCAGCACAACCTATGGGCAATGGCTGCGAAACAAACCCAAGGAATACCAAAAAGATGTATTCCGCAGCGAGACACGCGCCGCCTACTTCAGGAAGCTTGCCAATAAATACGGTCCACAAGATGCGCTAAGCCGCATGGTCCGCGAAGATGGCACCGAGGTCACATTGAAGGAACTGCGCGAGGATTACGGCAAGGTCCGGGTTGATTAGGCTGTAACCAGCAGCCACAGTTCCGTGCCGCTTAAGAAAGGCCGAAGCAAAAAGGTCATTCAGGAAAACATCCGCCGTGAAATCAAGGCGGGCAAGGATCCTAAGCAGGCCGCGGCCATTGCCTATTCAAAGGCAGGCAAATCCCGTAAACGTCGCAAGAAAAAATGATGGCTATTGGCATTGGCTCTCGTGTCAGCTGGGTTTATCAAGGGGTTCGCACTTATGGCGTGGTCGTCGGCAAAGAAGGCAAGCGTGGCTCTGTTCGCACTTCCCGCGGCGGTTCTGTTACTCGTGTTGGCTCTGCCGATGACCCTGTGTTGCGAATCAAATCGGAATCAACCGGTAACCCAGTTCTCAAAAAGCGGTCAGAATTGAAGGCAGCGCCAAAACGCAAATGAAAGGCCGAATCTGGGAAGGCAGTTGCACTTACCTGAAATGTGCCGATGGCATTGTTGAAGGTCGTTTCATGTTCCCTACGCCCAATAGCCCTGAAATCCTTGGCGCGTTGCTGGGCAGACTCGCTGAAGGCGTAGAGGTGATTACCTGTACGGAGGATGACGAAGAGGACGATTAGCGGCCTTCCATCTTGAAGATCCATTCCTTTAGCTCGATCACATAGCGCCGCAGTTGATCTGCCTGTTCAGCGTGCCACTTGTCGCCAGTGCTGAAGTATTGGCGCGTATGCAGATCAATCGCACGCAGCAGCTGCACAATCACAGGGTTCCACGGTTCCCGCGTTGGCGTGTTCCACTCCCGCATGATCATTGGCGGAAATTACAACTGCAGTCTGATTGTTTGCCTTGAAAATAGAGATATACTCCACAAGTAACCCTACGGGTCTTTCATGTCCGACGAACAAATGCAGGACGCTACGCCGACTGCAGACAATGGAGAGCTTGATGCACTCAAGAAAAGCATTGAAGCCCTTGAACGCAAAAACTTTGAGCTGATCGGCAAGCTCAAGGAACAAAAGGAAAAAGCGCCAGTCGTTCCTGATGGCGTGGACGTTAAAGAGCTGGTGGAGTTCAAGCGCCGCAAGGAGCAGGAAGAACTCGAATCCAAGGGCAAATACGACGAAGCCCTTAAGCAATACGCCCAGCAGTTCTCCGAACGCGAAGAAGAGCTGAAGCGCAAGATTGCTGACCTTGAATCAAAGCTGACCGTGAATCAGCTGGACAACCGCGTGGTTGCAATCCTGGCTGAGCAGGGCGCACACAATCCTCACGATGCTTTGCGCTTGGTCCGTGATCAACTGAAGCTGGACGAATCAGGTAACCCTGTCGCCGTTGACGGGTACAACGAATTGCCGATGGATCAATGGGTTGAAAAACTCAAGACCGAACGCGGCTACCTGTTCCGCCCGCCCAGCGTCAAAGGTTCTGGCGCTCCTGTCGGCGTCCGCTCTGCTTCCAGCGAGATTCCCGCAGGCATGAAAAACCCGTTTAGCCGCGATCACTTCAACCTGACCGAACAGTCCCGCCTATTCCGTACTGACCGGGATATGTATGACCGATTGAAGGCCGCGGCAAACAATGCTTAATATGTATCCGTTAGGTGTGACGGCTACGCCAGATCGCCATTGGGTTACGCCCGCAAAACCACGAATTTTTTAGGTACTGACTCATGGCGACTCTTCGCTCTGATGTCATCATCCCTGAGATTTTCACGCCTTAATCACAGGGCCCCTAGGGAGTAATTTCTAGGGCTAACGGGGTGAATTGCTGGGAAAGCCACCACCCGCAAGGGCAGGCCAATCAGCAGCCAAGCCAGCCAACAAGCTGGAAGGTTCAACGACTAGATCCCGAGAGGAAACTCAGTAACGGATCCACGAGTGCCCCGCACCCAACCGGTCTTTGACTAGGGGGTGAAGATATAGTCTGACCTGCGTTCGATGGCAAAGGCGCAGAACCAAGGGATAAAGAGCCTTTGGGATAACAACGGTGTATGTGATTGAACAAACCACCCAGCGGAACGCGTTTCTTGCTAGCGGTGTTGTTCAGCCTCTGGAGGCGCTGAATACCTCTGAAGATGGTGGCGATTTCGTCAACATTCCCTTCTGGAAAGCCAACCTGACTGGCGATCTGGAAGTTCTCACTGATTCTTCCAGCCTGACCCCTGGCAAGATCACCGCTGACAAGCAAGTTGGCGTGGTTCTGCACCGCGGTCGCGCTTTTGAAGCTCGTGACCTGGCTGCCCTGGCCGCTGGTTCTGACCCCATGGCCGCTATCGGTCAAAAGGTTGGTGCTTACCTGGCTAACCAACAGCAAGCTGACCTGCTCAAGTGTCTGGAAGGTGTGTTCGGCTCCCTGACCGGTGGCGACTCCCCTGCCTTTGACGCTCTGCGTTTTGACACCAGCGGTGCTACCGCCCTTGGCCCCCGTCAAGTGGCTAAAGCTCGCGCTTTGCTGGGCGATCAAGGCGACAAGCTGACCGCCGTGGCAATGCACTCTGCTTGCTACTACGACTTGGTTGAGCGCAAAGCTATCGACTATGTGCTGTCTAGCGAAATCGCTGGTGGCCTGACCCCTGATAGCGCACAGCCCGACGCCTTCGCCGGTAGCGTTGCTGCTTCCTTCGGTGATGTTCGCGTTCCTACCTACATGGGTATGCGCGTGATCGTCTCTGACGATGTGACCAACAGCGGTGGTAATTACGCTTGTTACTTCTTCACCGATGGCGCTGTTGCCTCTGGTGAGCAAGCTGCTCTGCGTACTGAAACTGATCGTGACATCCTCGCCAAGAGCGATGCCATGTCGGTTGATATGCACTACATCTACCACCCGGTTGGTGCTAAGTGGGCTGTGACCACTGCTAACCCGACCCGCGCTCAGCTGGCCACGGTTACTAACTGGTCGAAAGTGTACGAAACCAAGAACATCGGAATCGTACGCGCTTCTGTTACTTCCAATTATGACTGAGGAGAGTAACTAACCATGGCATCCATTTTTGAAGCAACCGCTGGCAAACTTGTTGGACCCGCTAAAGGTGGCACCGTCACCCAAGGCACCAGCAAGTCCACTGGCGTGACCCTGAACGCTGCTTCGGGTCAAATCACCATGCACAACGCCGCTCTGGCTGACGGCGCCGAAGTCACCTTCACCGTGACCAACAGCGAAGTCGCTGCCACTGATGTCGTTGTCGTAAACCACGGTTCTGCCGGTACTGCTGGCGCTTATGTGGTGCAGGCCAACACTCTGGCTGCAGGATCCTTCAAGATCACTGTGGGCAACGTGTCCGGCGGCTCCCTGGGCGAAGCAATCGTGCTTAACTTCGTTGCTCTGAAGGGCGCTAGCTCCTGATGGGCATGTTCGCCTTCCGGCGACTGCGTGAACGGGAGGTCTCGGCTTCGGCTGGGGCCTCTTTTTCTAATGCAGAGCCCACCCCTAAACTTGAATCAACACCGGAACAAACGGCGCCTAAAAAGCGTCGTACGGTAAAGCCCAAGGCGGAGCCTGCTGATGGCAATCACGATTGACGCCACTGTTGGCGGTGCCAGCGCAAATAGCTATCTCACCCTGGCTGACGCTCAGGCGTTGATTGATGGCATGGTCGAAAACGACGACGTGACCGCATGGGCGTCGGCTACTACTGACCAGAAAAACCGTGCGCTTTACACCGCTACGCAGCGCATTGATCGTGAGCGCTTTCTAGGCGCAAGGGTTACTGACACCCAAGCTTTGCAGTGGCCCCGCACTGGTGTTCGCAAGCCCGACACCTACATCAACACCTACGCAATCGGGTTCCCGTTCAAGATCACCACTGACTATTACACCGACACTGAGATTCCTGATCAGATCAAACAGGCTCAGGTCGTGTTGGCCGTCTACCTCAACAACAACAAAGACGGCATGGGCCTCAGCGGCCTTGAGGATTATCAATCTGTCAGCATCGGCAGCTTGAGCGTCACCACTGCAGGTGCCAACAGCATGGCCACGGGTGCTGATCGTGTCCCGCCGATCTATGAGCGCTATATGACTGGACTTAGAATTAGCGGACCAGGAAACTTTGCCATCAAGCGGAGCTGATCAATGGGCAGGCATAACGGCATCGACCCCGCTTATAGCCTTGGTGGGGATTTTGTGAACACCACTGCCGCTCAGACTGGCCGCTGGAATCGCATCGTCATCGTCAAAAGCAACACATCGTTCAGCGCTTTGGGCGTTGAAAATTACACCGGCAACAGCTTGGTTGGGGAAGGCTTGCCCGCTGGCTTTGAACTTCAGGGCGTGTTCACCAGCTTCACCTTGAACTCGGGTGGCGCTGTCATCGCTTACAACATCTGATCATGGCTAAGTCACACGGCGGAGCATCTGAAGTCAATTACGCCCTTGGCGCTGAGGTTATCACTGACACGGTTGCCCACACTGGTAAGTTCAGCCACATTGACTTCTACGAAAACAGCACGATCACCGCGATTGTGTCCACCAACATCACCGACAGCAGTTTTGCCGGTGCATCAGTCGATCAGGGCGCTCACTTGACTGGTTATTTCACCAGCATCAGACTGCAAAACGGAGCCTGTATCGCCTACAAGATCTGATGGCGCTTTCGACCTCACTGCAGAAAACGGCTCGCAAGCTGATCACAAAGTTTGGCGGTTCGATCACAATTCGCCGCGTCACTACTGGCGCTTACAACCCCACAACAGGTACAGCGACGCCAACCACCAGCGACACCACAATCAAAGGTGTACTGGAAGAGGTACAACAGCGTGAGGTCAACGATCTGGTCAAGGGCAGCGATAAGAAGCTGACCATTGCAGCGGCTGACCTAAGTTTTGAGCCTGCGGTGTCTGACCAAGTGTCAGTATCTGGCCGTGTCTTTCAGTGCATCCAGGTCAATCGAATTGAGCAGGACAACACGGCTATCGTGTTTGAGATGTATCTGAGAGAGTGATATGGCTAGGCAGATCAAGATTGGTGATATTGGCGATTACGCCGAAAAGCAATTCAATGATCTGCTAAAAGCTGCGGTTCTTAAGGCTGACGAGGTACTGAAAAACAACAGCCCCGTTCTTACTGGCCGCTTCCGTGCGAGCTGGGCGATTGGTCAAAATGCTGCGCCATTTAAGGGCGTACCAGAAGGCAGTTACCCAACGCCGCCCCCGCCAAATGCTGTCAACTATCAGCTCGGGCAAGAGAAGGCTGGCAATGTGTACAGCCTGCACAACAATCTGATTTACGCCGAACCTCTGGCTATCAATGGAAGCCGTCGCACTGGCGTTCCTGAAGGCTGGGTTGATTCGATTGCCAAAGACCTTCAGACTTATGTAAACGCTGAAGCCGACCGCATCGGACGCCAACAATGAGCCTCAATACTCTCCGTTCGCATATTGAAAGCCGCATTGCAACTGAATTTGCATCGGCTCCGGTGCTTCAGGTTGCATATCAGAACGTCCCGTTCACGCCGCCGAATAATGCCAGCTGGATTCAAAGCAGCATCACTTGGGGCGACTCGGCCTACATGACCATTCAGACCACATCAAGCCGCGGCACTGGTGATGGTTTCGATCGTCGCAATGGCACTTTGGTATTCAATATCTTCAGCCCTCGTGGTGAAGGCCCCGGCGCAGGACTAACCATTGCTCAACGGTGCATTGACCTGTTTTCACGTTTACAGCTAGAAAATATAAAATTTGACGCTGCAAATGGTCCGCGCACCATCGAACCCGCTGCGCCAGAAGGATTCTTCCAGACTCAAGTAGCCATCACTTTTGAGGCTTACGAGCAAAGCTAGAATTTCTTCAGCCACCTACCGTTCATAACAATGGCTGTCACTGTTTTGTCCGGTACGTCCGGCGCCCTTTACTACAAGCCCGCTGGCACCACCGGTACTTTCGGTGAATCTGGTGTCAACATCGGCACAGACACGATCACAACCGAGACTTATCTCAACCTGAAAGTTGGTGATCCAGTTGAGTTCAGCGTCGTCAACAGCCAAACCGGCGGCGCTGGTTCCGGCACCCTTCCTGCCGGTCTGTCGCTGGCAACTACCTACTACGTCATTAGCTACACCGCATCAACTGGTGAGCTGCAGGTGTCCGCAACCGCAGGTGGTTCTGCTGTTGACATCACCGACGACGGCACCGCAGCTGCTCCCAACGAGTTCCAAGTTGCCTACGCCGCTTACGCCGCTGTCGGTCAGGTTCAGTCCTGGTCCTTTGAGATCAGCCGTTCTGAAATCGACGTGACCACCATCGGTCAAACCGCCGGTCAGTATGCACCCTTCCGTGCCTACATCCCTGGTTTCGCTGATGGCAATGGCACCGCAACGGTGTATGTGACCAACGAAGATTCCGCCCTGTCCAACCGCATGGTGGAAGACGTGCTGCAGCGTCAGCAAGTTGGTTGCGCCTTCAAGCTCTACACCGACAAGCAGAGCAGCGAAGCACTGAGCCGTTCGATTGCAATGGATGCCGTTCTGCTGACTGCCAGCATGAACATCAACCCTGACGACGCTCAGCAAGTTGAGATCACCTTCCGCCCGGCTGGTGTTCCTACCTTCGATTTCAGCACCTCCGCCTGACAATCTTCTGCCGGAATGTTTGCCCCTGGGTTGCACCGGGGGCTTTTTTATGTCTAAAGTGATAACAAAGACCCCATTTTTATGCCTGCGCCTGCTTCGTCAGCTCTTGCCCGTCTGAAAAAGGCTGCAAACCTGACGCCCATCAAGCGTGTGGTGACGTTGACTGATGGCTCGGAGTTTGAGTTTTACTCAGCGCCGTTGACCATGGCAGAGCGTGAGCGCGCTCAAAAGATGCCTGGTGGTGATGACACCAATGGTTTTGCGTTGAACCTCTTGGTCACCAAGGCCGTGGACGACACTGGCAAGCGCTTGTTTCAGGCTGGTGAGATTGCTGAGCTGAAGAACGACGTGCTCGACGCTGATTTGCAATCTTTGATGCTGGCGATCGTGACCAACCCCGAGGAAGAGGAAACGATTGACATGAAAAGCGCTAAAGGCTGAACTCAAGAAAGACAACCTGCTGTTGCTGCAGCTCGGGGTTGCCAAGGAGTTGGGCTATACGTTGGCTCGGCTTAGCGCAGAGGTGACCCTTGAGGAGCTGCTGTTGTGGAGCGGATATTTTGACCTATTGAATGAAGAGCAAGAACGTCAGTTAAAGCGGCGTCGGTAGACTGCTTGTATCAGGAAGGGTTGAGCTGTGGCTGTCGTCGCCAATGTTGCCGTCAATCTTGACGCTCGTGGCGTAACGGAACGGCTTAAAGCTATTCGCCAAACATCTGTAGGCGCGGCAGATGGTTTCAAGAAACTGGGGGATCGCGCCAAGGCTGTAAAAGCTATTGTTGAAGCTCAGCAGGGCGGCTTTGCCAAGGCATCAACAGTTCAGGGCGTATTTGCCGCCAAAGTCAGAAATACTGAGCAAGCAATCAAAGCGCAAATCAGCGCACTTAGAGATGTTCAAAGCAAGGTTCAACTTGGAGGGGCGATTTATCAAAAAGCGGCGCGTCAGATAGCTGATTACGAGCGCGTCCTTAAGGAGGCAAATCAAACTCAAGAGCAAGCCGCGCAATCTGGCAATCGTCTAACGGGTGTAGCTAGCGCTGTTGGTAAGCTGGCGCTCGCTTATGGAACGCTTCGCACCGCGCAGGCTGCATTGCAGGCCGGAATCGGTCGTATTGAATCAGAGCGCAGAATCCAATTTCTTGCTCGCGGGTACGGCGAAGCTGCTCAACTAGCAACTGCTGCATCTCGTGCTGCAGAAAAGTTTGGTGTCAGTCAGACCGAAGCCAATCAAGCTTTGGCCAATACTTACGCTCG